CTTGCATCCAGGGAGATACCGCGAGCTGCGCCGAGTGCTCCAGCCTTTAGCCTTTGCTCTGGGGTGCTGTAGTATGCCTCTTTTGCTATATCCTCACGTACAGTTATAGCCTCAGCTGCTGATAGTGTGCGACCACCCGCCTTGATGACATCTTCATAGTCTTCGCTTTCGACCTGGGCCGAAGTACCATCCCCGCTGTCCATTAGGATGGTCTGGTTCTCCTGAAGGGAGTATGCGCCGGAGTCCAGTGCTCGTTGGAGTAAGTCGGTACCTACCCACCTCTGGCGACCTGTCTCTTTCTCGATTACGTATGGCATACTACCATTCTCCGGTTACCGTTGTTTAGCTAGATCTCTATCTGCCTTTGTGACCTTCTTGTACTCATCCTCAAATGTCTTTTGGTTAACATTGGACCGTATCGCGTCCACCTCTCTCATTAGTATAGCCTTCCTTAAATGCTTGTCAGCGTTGGCGAACTGTGGCGAGTCAGAAAGGTTAAGAAGGGTAACCATCTTGCGCAGGTTCTGATGGAACTGAGCTGTCTGCTCGTCGCCTGCAAACAGTGTGGATGGCGTCCAGTTAGGAATCGCAGCCCTAATTGTGGCTATGAATCTCTTCTGCTCGTCTTCGTTTAGGTTTCCGACCTCACCACTAGCCCTTAGGAGCGTGATGGCCATAAATGAAAGCGTTCTCTCTACAGAACGCCGCTCTTCGAAAAAGTCAAAAGCAGCTTCGTCTGTGGCAAAAGTTCGGCCAGTAATCCCTGCAATCATCTCCGCAAGGGCACCAGTTGTCTTCTCTGCCGTACTCAGTTCTCCCCACTTACCAATCAGCTCCTCAAGCTCCTTTAGGGCTCCCGCTGCTTGCTCTTTTGCTGCATCCTGCTTGGTATGCTTTCCTTTTCTTCCTATGCCTATTTGGTCTGCCTGGTTCTTCAGCAGCCCCTTCTGGTACTGGGCTGTCACCTGAAGCTGCTCATTATCCGCATACAGCTTCTCTGACTGCTCAAGGCGCTTGTATGCAGTCTCAACCCCCAGTCTAGATGCTATTGCGTATGCTTTCTTCGCGTCTCCAAGGGCATTCATTGCCCTACCGTAGACATTGTTCTGCACCTGCTCCTTGTCCTTCAGTGCGCTGTATTCCGCCTTCTGCGCATCAACGTCTTTATTCACCGCATCCATGACCATTCTAAGCGCGGTATTTTCTCCCCCTGTAAGCGACTGCGCTGCTGCACCAAGGCCCGATGCGAGCGCGGCGACTACAGCAAAAAGAGTATTTTCATAAACGCGGAATGGCTGGATTCTGAAGTCCTTAAGCTCCTGCCCAATCTCCTGGTATGTGGCCTCCTCCCTGTCTGCCTTCTCCTGGGCGGCTACTTCTTCGAATGACAGATCTACAACGCCTAGTTCTTCCTCTGACTGCGCCAGTAGGTCTGCAAGCTTTAGGACTTCTCTATTCGGTGGAATATGAACTGTCGGGGCAGGCCCCATGGTGTCGGGCGCTTCCACTGGGACCGAAGGGGCAGGGGCGGCCCTCACGGATTTATCAATCTCATCACCCGTTAACCCTCTGTACTCCATGTCGACCATCTGCGATGCAAGCGCCTGCACTGCTTCGTTTTGAAATATATCAGAGAGAGGTACAGAGCTTAGGGAGTCGGGGTTTTCCCTGCGCCAGTTATCGATCCTCCTATTAATCATCTCCTCAGCAAGGAGGTTGCTCCCAGCCGCGTTGCTCTTTATTTGTCTGGCGATGAAATCCTCATCCTCGTCTCCTGTGTAAGCAGGGCGTTCTGTTGGGATGGGCTCTTGTTCTTCCATGGCATCTTTGGGGGCAAAAGCGCCGCCTGCGCGTCTATCCCTTAATACATCCTGAATGTGACTGACGGGCATTACTTCTTCTCCAGTCTTTTTATGCGATCATGCATTTCTTTTTGTGCGACGATTAGAGACTTAAACGCCTGCGGCACATCTACACTCTTAACGCCTTCAATCTCGGTCACTGCTTGCTGGCCAAGGGGGGACTTCTCCATGCTCTGTGCCATCACCCCCATCTCAGGGGCATTCGCTCCGGGCATATTGTATTGAGCAACATCCAGGTTTTCGAGAAAATCGTAAGCTGCGTTTTTGGTCTTCCCTCTGTCGATGTCTGACTTTATGCGCTCGTCGCTACCGATTAAGAGAGGGAGTGCTGCTGCGCCAAGAGTAGCTACGCCGCTAAGGATACTTCCCCATAATGAGGAACTCCTGCTTGCTGCTGCTTGTTCTCTCTCAAGCCTTAGGCGTTCCTGGTTCATTAAGGCCTGACCACCCTGCTCCACCGCCGCCTGCTTAAATGCAGCTAACTCCTCTTTGGCTGATTCCGCTTCGTCAATCCTGGCCTGCTTTATCTGCCTTTCGAATTCGGCGTCTGTCCGCTGCAATCCCTGGTTCAGTGCTTCCATCTGCGCCGGGGTTAATCCAAGCGCCCTTGCTCTCCCTGCGATGCTGTCTCGCTGCTGCTGCGCGTTTCGCCTGGCCTCCCGCTCGAAGGACGTAGCCCGCCTAGCCGCAGCCTCTTCCTCTGGCGTACGATACATGGCCCGGAGCTTTGTTCTTTCTTCAAGCTCACGCCTCTTCTTCACTAACTCTGGGTCCGACCATGCCATCCTCTTTGCTTGTTGCCTGGTTTCCCCCGCAGCTAGCTGGTTCCTTAACTCCCTCTCCCTGGCCTTGCCTACGCCATGCTCGTATGCATGACCAGCTTGTATATCTCGAATCTCCTGGTTGATCCCCTTGCGCCACTCCATATAGTCGTCAGCTTCCTCATGACTATCCCACTGGCCAGCCTCAATCCCCTCGTCGTATGTCTTTTTTCTTCGGGCATCCTTCCAATCATCTACGGTGTCATACCCCGCTTTTTTCGCGGATTCCTCCTCGCTCCTTTTTCTCTTTTCAGGATCGACCGTTAATGTGGTGGTGTTCGCCATCACGCAACTCCCATGTTATTGTTGACTAGTCGCCAAATCGTGTCATCCATTGAGCTGTCGCCCCTCTGGCCAGGCAGAGGTCCCTGCGGGGATTGTTCTAATATATCCCTTACCATCCGCATTGCTTCCGCACCCCGCTGGTCGCCAATCACACCTAATGCATTATTTAGCTGATCAGCGTCTTCGCTATAGGCGTCCAGTGTCCTAAATCCTGCTGCCGAATCCTGCTGGGCGCGATCTCTCTGGATTGCTTGAGTTGGAGCTATCCCGCGAGCGGTGCTCAAATCAGGAGGAGCAGGAGGGCCAACGAATTCCGAAGCCGCAGCACCACCTGGGGGTGTATTGAGGGTCTCCATAAAGGCCGTTCTCTCCTCTGGAGTTTTTCTCACAGGTATAGCTTTTTCTGCTTCTTTCGGTGCTTTCATCTTCTTATGGATGACAGGAAGAGCAGCCGCGCCGAGAGTGGATGCAACGTTTAATCCCAGACCAATCATTTTGATCTTCTGCGCCGCCGCGAAGGCTTCTTTTGCGAATGCCAACCGAGCAGATGCGTCTCTCATCCGCTCCTCAGAAGAGACCCTTTTTAAAGCCAGCTCCCTCTCTCTGCCACCCTTTGCTATGTCCTCAGCCTGCTTTCGCTCCATGTATTCTATGCCGCTCTGTATCATGGCCGCCCGTGAAAGCTTTTCGGCTAGTACCGGGTTATTCCCAGCCTGCTGCATTGCTTGGTCTAAAAGCTGCTGCTGTCGAAGAACTGTTGCTCTATCTATCGCCATAATTAACCTCTGCCCTATGTCGCGACCTGTGTTTTCTCTACGTTGTATACTGCTTTTATCTGCCTCGGCGCTATGAGTAATCCGAGACCATTAATCGCCGGTGGCTGAGAAGAGTCTGTCGTACCCCTGCAAACAATATCCACATGGAACCGATCTACCTTCTGCTGCTGTGGCTTGATCACTACCTCTCTTTCGCTGCTCGATGATTGGGTATACGAAAGAGTCTGAGAGGAGGAGTATGTGCCCAGCTCCGAAGCGTATGAGATGCTAAATTCACCATACGAAGCAGTGGTGAATGGCACCGCTAGCCTGTAAAGACGGCATCCCGATAAAAACTGAGGGAATTGTATCTCCCCTGTTTTTACATTCATCTGAACGCGGTAGTAGCCAGGTCCACCGCCCTTGCTTTGAGAGTAATCCGCATACCTGTAGGCTGAGGATGAACTTGAGTCGATCGTAGCACGAAGCCAGACACCGCCCTTGTTGTCAGTAAGGAACAGATCCCTCTTTCCGTCAGACCTCTTCACATAGCTACACCCGCTAAACTTCTGCCCCGTGGTGTCTACCGGCACTTTCCATGTGTACCACTGATTAACCTCATAGTTGTAAATGATGATACTCATCCCCAACGATGGCAAGTAACTGTTCGGGTCTTTGGCCCAGCTCCCACTTGACCCCGTAACGAAAACGACTTCGTTCGTCTCATCCAAAACGGACACTCCGGAGATGTTCCCCATATACGTGCTAACGCCCCATTCCCCGTCAATGGGGGCTCCCAGATAGCTAAGGTTCTTTCCGTTTAATAAGTATAGCCCATGCGTTGACTGATAAACAACGCCAGCCGGAATCCTTGCTGTAGCACCACCGACCATAACCCCCTGATCAAGGTAAAGAACCTCTGGCGGAGCGAACCCCCCTTCACTATTAAGAAAGTCAGGTCCATCGCCTGCCATAGAATAAACAGCATTCTTATTAAAGGCCAGCAGGGTCTGGCCATCACTCTCGATGTTTGATGCGCCTACCCCGTTGGTCTCCTCTCCTATATTAATAGTATTCCCTGCGGCAAATACCGGGCAAACCGAAGAGCCTTCGGTCCCTATTGAGGAGGTAAAGGACTGAGAAGGGTAAACATACCCATCAACAGTTGAAACACATACATGGTTTTTGTGTTCTGTGATGTCAGTCGGGCAAGAAGGCTGGACAGGGTGGTTATACACAAGGGCTGAAGCGTCTGTTGCGGTATCCTTGAACTGGAGCGACTTGTTGGGTGTGTCAATCTCGATGATTGCCATCCTTGCATTTGTGTTCAATGGCTGCATTTTTATGAGTCGAAGCGATATATTCAGCATCTCCTCAGCATCTTCCACCACCTCTGATAGGCTTACGGACGCGAATATTGCGACTGACACAGATGACGGGTTCATGTCAGCGATATCTTCAATATCTATAGCTGCACCGCCACTTAAGCTACTCTCGTAGCCGATGCTTTGAGTGGGGGCAGATCTCTTGTTTGTTATCGCCGTATTCGCAATCTGAATAACTAGCTTCTTCCCGCTAGACCTTACAGGTACCATTCTATTTGTTCCTCCGTCTCCGAAGAAATCAAGGCCGCTGTAATGGGTAACGCCCATATCGTCTTTCCAGAAGTAGGCGGCGGCAATAATGTAATCCCCTTGATTGATGCCTTTTACCGCTACACCCCCGCTTGTGAAGTTCGAAGTGCCAACGGTAACGGACTTGATTAGGGGCTTCTGGAGGAACCCATTCTCGACAAACTTTCCGCCATTAAATACCCAGAGAAGCCCAGATCCTATAAGCAGGGCTCCATTTATATTTGCGCTTGGATAGGTCCTTGGGGGGAAGAAATCAGCGATGCCTGTACGTGGATTGAATGGAGCCATATATTGATATGCTCGTTCCGCGTGCTCAATTACGGATATCCCAAATGCGGGCATAGGGTATTCAGAAAGGGACGGTGGATTGGAGTACTTGTAGGGTTGAAGTATGGAGTTAGTCCGATGGTAGTTCAGCCTAGACCTCAGGGCGAATAGCGGCGTATTGCTGTATTCGGTGACGGGCACAGTCAGCTGTTGCATTTCATACGGGTGGCAAAGGACTGCTTGGCCAGGGGCGTAGGTCCCGACAGTCTCCCCGTCCTCATTAAATAGGCAAGTTCTTGCGGTTGAAGGATCTCCGGAAAAGACCGAATGCCCTACAAAGTAAGCCTTACTGCCGGAGTAAGGATACCATGCGTCCGATAGAATGTTTATATTCCTCCCGAGGACCTTTGTGTCTGAGCTATTTGCTAAGTTTTTCCTGATTATCCATCTGTCTTCAGAACATATATAACTGTTGGCCGACCCTGCATCTGTTGTTGTTTGCCATGTACTGCTGCCGGCCCCTATCCTGGATGCGACTTCGACAAAGAGATAAATGGCATCACCGGTAATACTTTTGACGTTAGTTATCGCGGCATTCGCTACAACCAGATTAGCGCAGCTGAATTTGTTGGCCGATGAGTCATAAGATACCTGACTCGTTCCGGTCCCAAGACGGTTCCTTGTCACGGCCAGGTCATCAGGGATGTTCCATGTTGAGCTTGATGTTGCCCTGTCCAAGAGGGGCTTTATTAGCGATGAACTCCAGGAAGCAAAAGTGGAGTCTGACAATGCCGGAGCTGTGTACACGTAGATATCGTCATCTTTGGTGGCGTCCGAAGAGAAGACAAACACAATCTTGTTGTTAGCGTGATTTTCAAGGCTTCCGGCATCTGTGTGGTTAATGCATTTTAGAACGAAACGACTGGGGACTGCGACGTTTGTCCACTCGGATGGGTCCGTACTACCAAATGCACCCTTGGCTGATCCTGACATAGGAAGGGCGGATATTAGCTGTGTGGACGCAGATCCGCCCGCCCTTGGGACATTCGTGTTTCCTACAGGAGTTACGTCTAGATTCTTGTTTGTTGAGTTATAATGGTAGTGCTGGAGCTTTGTCGTGTTTGTGGCATCATTCGTATAGTAGACATATGCGACCCCGTATTTAGTCCCTGTGGTATAGGCTAGGTCTGCATCCCAAATTGGATACTTGTAATTTAAGTCAAGGTATCCGCTCGTAAAATTGCTTAGACAGGAGACCGTCCCAATCGCGGATACTGCGCTGCTGAAATCAAAAGTGGCCTGGAAGATAGACCAATACCCTTCATCCCCGGGAACTGCGGCTCCCGTGTCTCTTGGGTACGCATACTGTGCGGCGAAAGTCAGGATGACTACATTATCCGTCATGCTAAAGAGCATGGGCTGGGTCGTGAAGTACATGGCGTTTTTGCCTGTCTCAACATTGAGGTATGCACTCACATGAGCCATCGCCGTATCAGATCGAGCCAAAACGCTTGATGTGCGATCGAAAGAAGAGGAACTCAGCTTTTCTACTATCGCATAGTTTGAGGCTATTGAGTCCGCTGTCCCATCAACAAAGAACATCGACGCTTTAGCGTTTGAGTAAGCGCCTACCGTAGTGTTGAATGGGCCCTCTAAGATAAGCTGATTACCATCTTCAGCTATGTCAGCCCACGCTCTCGTGCTCCCGTTTGTGTTGTCACTCCCGTATCCAAAAATACGGAGCATATTGTTCTCAGCCGGGTCGGCCGTTCCGTGTGAAACACCATAATTGGTGGCATTTGCCTTGGAGATAAGAAGGTCTCTATCCACAAAATCTTTAGTTACGCTGGACGTAAACGGTATGCTAATGGGAACCGCATCATAGAGCAAAACGCCTGTTGCCTTATGACGTATAGAGTAAAGAAGCCTCGACGGCTTATTCCTGTAGTTATGGGTATTGGTTCTGTTCACAAACGACTTGATATTAGACTCATCGTCCTCAGCCCCGAACGGCCTAGATTCCCATACGAAGATCTCATAAAGATCATTATCTGAACCAACCTTTATCGTGGAATAAGCAGGGGCTCCGTCCATGGACGCTGAGTTAACATCCACCGACTCCTGTCGCATTTGGACATTTACGCATGTGCCACGATCCTTGAACTTACCGCTGGTGTATCTCGAGTATGCTTTTTCCCCATCAAAGACCACCAACTCATCTTGATGATGAGCTGCGCCAAAAAGCTCACCAGGTTGGGCAGCACCACCAAGCTCCGCCCAAGCCTCCTCATGGAATCCATTTCTTGGGTTTAGCTCTCCGGTCTTGGTTATTGAAACGTTCTCGGCTAGCCGAAGTTCGCCCACTGGTTGCGCCATCTCTGATGTTTTTGTGTTGACACCCCTCGCGAATGGGAACCCTACGTTTTTCTTCTCTAATGCCATTAAAACACCCACATATCGACTGTACAGTCATTGTCGCAAAACAGGCTTAGGCTTCCACCGCCTGCTCCACTCCATATATTAGAAGGACGGTCTTGATTTAGAATCATATACTTGGAGCCACTTCCAACACCAGGGATTGGGTTCCTTAAAAGCTTATACGCATACAGGCTCCCTCTCATAGCAGAGGGGAATCCATCCAGGATGACATGAGTAGCAAGGGTGTCATAGCTTTCTTCCTTAGACATAACCCGTGAGACGCCGGGGAGGAGATCAGAGGGTGCAGACAGGGATGCTGGACCAAAGCGAATTGGCTCGTTGATGTTTAAGGTTGCCGCTATTGCGTCCGTTACACGAAGGCATGGGTCAATTGTTCCGGTTGTGAATCCCGTTCTGCTCGTATAGCTCACACTTTGAAGTACGGAATAGAGCCCCGTGGCAAACTCAACGACCGCACCACTTTCTTTACAGGCTATGTACGACCCAGCGTCTTGATAGTGGTCTGCTATATTTGTGGCCGTAGTGTTGTTGCTGACTTCGGCATCCCAGTCTGAGCCTTCTGTCCCTGTCCTAAATGTGTTTGACGTTCTGACGCTGACGATAACACCCGAAGTAATGGCGCTATAATCATCAACTGTTAATAAGAGCCTGTTTACGCCATTTATCTGCGCCGACGAGCTTGATGCCGTTGATTTCAGCTTAACGCCAGAAAGAAGACTGCCGCCCAGGATTCTACTGTTCTTTACCTGGTTAAAGGTATTCTTAACCCTCGCTTCGAGATCGTTCAAAGCCCCGTCTTTGTGCTTTGCTTCTGTAAATCCCCGAAACGCCATATCTCATCCTAGATCCAGTTTATGTAATCACGAACGCCTGTCCCTACTTTAACATCTGCTATTGCTCGACTCTCGCCTGGCGTCCGGTCCTTGGCTGCCAGCATCAACCTATGTCTGACACCCTCTCTCTCTGCCACCAAAATCTGAGTGTCTGATTCCTCTTTCTGGAGCATCTTAATGGCTGCATCCAAAACAAGGAATCTCTCAAAGCCATTAGCGAGGGCTTTATCTACAGTGTAGAGTTGGTCGCTTGGTGAGCCGGGATCAAACTGCTGCGGCTCCGGTATCCACCACAGTGTTACCGTCCCCCCTGGCGGGCTTTCTGGGATAAATCGAATTTGGTCGCCTTGGATAATGAAGAAGGTGTTCGCCATGTAACCCTGCTTTAGCATCGGGCTCTCGTAGGCATTTCTTTCTTGGAACATATAGCGTCGGATTCTTCGAGTCACACCGCCAGAAGCGAAGTCGCACCCAAGGGCTTTCCAGAAGTTGTCAGGGAGGTCCTTAACGTTGTCACCATCGTCATGTCCCGTAGGAAGGGAGAATGAGGTAGAGCTTACATAGTAAAGCTCGTACTCGTTCACCATCATCTCATGAAGCTCTGCAATGGCCTCATTGATGTAGTCAGTCACTTCAGCATCTGTACAGAACGTAGAGTTCTCTTGATCTGCACGACGCCTTGACCTTGTGATCAAGCTTGACAGTGATGTTGTATTTCTTGCCATGCTTTACCTCAAAAATAGAAGGGGGCCGAAGCCCCCATTCCATTAGTAGTCCTCATCATCACTGTTTAAGGCTATTTGGACAAAGTCGAGCAAGGCCTCACAGGCGTCCTTTTCTTTGTCTTCTGATACCTCTATCCCAATGGCACTGAGGAACTCGCTGCAGGCGCCCAGTAGGGCCTCCTTGGGTTCCAGTGAGTCTTCTTCCTCTTCACCCTTGGACTTCTTGTTCTTCTCAAGGATCATCAGAGCTACGCCATTCTTTTTAGGCATGACGTATCTCCTATGGTGTTACGCTTGAGTTCTTCAGGACAAACACAAGTGAGAATGCATCAGCCTCAGCAAGGGCGCCGTCAAACGTCAATGTGACAACACCGGTGGTGTTTATTGCCGAATCGACAGCTGAGATAAGGGTTCTTCCTGCTCCTGCAACAACCGGAGCGACTGAAAACCCAAGAAGGGCGTTGTACTTATCATCCATTGTCACCGTCAGAACAGCACTTGCCCATGAGGCACTTGCGCCCATCCCGTTAGTCAGGGTCACGGCAGTTCCCGCGCCAATGGTCGCCTTACACGCAAAGATGATAACATCCTGCTGTATCGCGTTGACGCTTTTAAATGACCGATTAGCCATAGTTCACCTCCTTAAAGTGCAACGCGAACATTAAATCCTGGGGCATTACATGCAACGTTACCGTAGAAGCCGATTCGGACTTCGTAGGCATCTTTTTGCGCCTGCCGCAAGATTCTGTTTCCGTCCAGATCAAGGATGTGAGGTGCTCCGCCAAGTGAGTTCAGAGACCAGGTGTCAAGCTGAAGCACCCATGCAACGTCTGGCTGACAGTTCTGGTCAGGGACAACATTGATAACTCCGTTTGGTCCTTGGACTGCGAGGCTTCTGAATCCGACGTCAACATCCCTTGCCTTAAGCTCGTCATAGCGAACTCTTGATCCAAGAGACTTTTCTAGGTTGATGTATGACTCATAACTCATGAGGCATGTATCTGGTCGAGCACCAGCTCGGGCTGCCTTGCCTGCTGCGGAGACCAAGGCCTCTTCGATTGGCATTGCAGACCCGTCAAAGCGGATGCCGCCCAGTCGCTCCGTATCCTTTGTCCTAACCTGGCCGAAAAACGCCGTTGCACCAGGAGCATCAGACGGAATCCATCCATCTAGGCCCATAATGGCTTTAGCGCTATCGGAGTCGAGTGTTGCGCCAGCCTGAGTCCCAGATCGGAAGATGTAGTCACCACCAGAAAAGCCACCAGTTGCAGCGCTAAATGTAAGCTTGCTATTTGTCCGGTCAATCTCTGAAATCACACCGCCGCCTGTACTTGCGCCTGTGTTTCCGCCGGTGTTTGATGCAAAGATCAGGGTCATCCCAACTTCAAAGTTTGCGATATCTTCAGGGTTGGTCAGGTCGCAGGTCGTGGAGTTGTCGTTGTCCGCCCCAACTAGACCCAAGTACCCGCCGCCATCACGGAAGAGCTGGACAGCGAGGTCACGACTAAGTGCATGAATCGCTCCGTCAATTTCCATGGTCAGGTACCGAATGAAAGAGTCTGCCTTCCCTTCGGTGGCCTTGATTGTTTCGCCAGTAATGGAAGCAACTGAGTAGTTCTTAACTCGGGTCAAAAGGAACTGACCCAAGCTCGATGTTGATGTTTCTCCCTGCGCAATTTCAAAGTCGGCTGAAACGTTTTGAGGGTTTCCGTAGAGCAGAGGAATCGGCATATTCAGACCGCCGAATTTCTCGTATTTAGGGATTAATGCGTAAAAGGGATTGTTTTTGTAAACAAGGTCCTTAATTCGAAAATCTTTGTAATGCTGTTTTACCGCTTCTGATACGGTGGCAAGATCTAATGGGGCTGCCATTCTATTCTCCTTGGTCGCGAATTAAGCGATAGGAGACAGTGCGCCGCCTATTCGCCGAAAAACTTATAGCTGCGGGCAAGATGGTCGAGGTGCTCGTCTCTAGACATTGGTTTAGAGTGAGCTTCGCCGTCCGTGGTCATTCCGACCGCCGCAACTGAATTTGATAATGTTTTCGGCCTTGAATCTGGCTGCCGAGGGGCTTCTGTTTTCGCTTCGTTCCCAAAGGAATCTCTGTATTTTTTGGCTATTTTCTTGCTGCCAAAGTAACTGCGGGCTTCCTCTTCGAGGTGATCCTCGACTAGTCGCGCCGCCTGCTTATACTCCAAAACTTGCCCGGACGAGTTATAATGCTCTTGCATTACTTCCGCGACTAATCCGTGCGCGTCTCTAGAATGTATAAGTTCAAAGTCTTCATTGTTAGTTTCAACGAAATTGCGGATTTCGTCAATGAAATTATTGTACGCGGTTTCCTGCTTCGAAACAACCTCTTGTTCTTCACGACTACTTAACTTTGATTCAAGTTGGTCAATTCGGTTCAGAAGCTTATCAATACTGGAGTCTCGCTTGTAGTCATCGGGCTTCTTATTGCCACTAAGGATGTCTTCCGACAGTCTCTGGTAGTCGAGATCGAGCCGCGACAATAATTCCCTGGGGTTCTCGGCGGCAATCTTCCGCAGTTCCTCAAGCTCTCTGGCTGCGTCATTAGGGTTGCCCTGCTTAGACCTTAATTCCTCAACCTCCTGCTGGAGCTTTTTGTAGTCTTCTTGGCTCCGCCTAACACCCTTTTCCCGCTTCGCCAGTTGCGCGAATCTTCGGCTAAAGTCCTTTGTGGTGCCTTCCGGCTCTTTTACAGGGGTGATTTCCTCCGGCTCCTGCTCTTTCTCAGGGGAAGCCTCCTCCGCCACCGCAATTGCGGTATCTGCTTCGGGTTCGATTCCCGGTTCAGGAACCGAAGTTGCCTCTGCTCTCTCTGCCATTAGTCCGTTTACATGATCAATTGTCTCTTGAAGGTGGTCCTGGGCCATTTGCATCCTGTCTCCTTACTGCAAGTCTTGAGGCGGGAGTGCCTCTGGTTCCGAAGGCATTGCTGCCTCAATCTCAGGGGGCAAAGCACCCCCTGCTTCAGGAGGTAATTCTCCTCCTGCTTCGGGTGGTAAAGCAGACCCAACCCCTTCGGGGGTCATCTGGGGCTGGGCTGCCTGCGCCATGGAAGCCATGAGCGCCATACAGTCATCGATATAACGGCGTAAAAGCGACATACGTTCATCAGGTACATTGTTTATCTTTGCGCGGAGATAGGCCTGCTGCACCCTCTTCACCGATAAAGCCAAATTGCTGTACGGTTCCGGCTGAACGTATTTCCCTTTGTCCACCATGTTCTCGATGAGCATATCAATCTCGTCTTGATCTGCCGTCATATACTGGGTCACCGATTCGATATCTGGATAGTCGAGGAGCTTCAAAATAGTGCCGGGGTCTTGGATAATCCCACTTTGCGCAAGCTCGATAACCTTCTGAAGCTTACCAGCAGGGCTTTGCGGCAATAGCGACGTCGGCCATATCTTCATGACGTATTGCTCTTCGCGGAGATCGATATCTTTCCATTTAATCTGCTCGATATACTTATCGCCGCTACTTACGACCTCATAATCATCGCCGCGTTCAGCAATCCTTCGAGCCAAGTCAATCATCTGCCTGGCGGCTTCCATGAACATACTCTCGTAGTTCTGAGCCACGATCATGAAGCGTTCTGTCTCAATATCGGAAAATTCTCGAAGAGCGACTGCTGATTCAAGCCCAGCGGGCTTTTTCGACATCGCAGCAAGCTCACTTACTCCTGATATTTGATAAGCACGGTTGAAGAGCCTATCCAGGTGGGAGAAGACCTCTCCAGATACTGTTTTCGGGACGTAGAAGACTGGAGGCTCTCCAATATAATCAACGATGCCCCATTCTTCGTTGTTAATCTGGTGATCGGCTATTTGTGAACCAGTCTGAAGAAAAACCTTCGGCTTCGCAAGATGCATCTGCTGCTGAATGTTTTGAAGGAGCGTGTTAATCTCGAGCTGAATTCCCATAAGCTGTTCAGCGAGTCCCTGACCCCAGAATCCGAGCAGACGATCAGACCAACGCAGAAAAACGAAAGGAAAATAATTGTGCTCATAATTCTCATCCAAGAGCGTTAGATTTTCCAAGCAGATTACGTGGCGACCATCCGGGGCACCCTCAATACTAGGAAGGTGCCAAGCCTCGACTACTTGGACCATCTCGTTAACATTAGAACCGGCGTTATACTCCTCAGTCTCAAATGTGGACGCCTCTTTGATTCGATCTGCATACTCCGGATAGGTGTATGTCAGAACATCACGAGGAACCGCTTTGACCTGAAAAATACTTCTTGGCTTCTTATACTTGGCTTCCTCGATCGACACCATAATCTCTTCGGGGAAAACTCGCTCACATAAAATATCCGAGTTGTGTTCGTACACTTTCAAGACGCCAGTCCCAAAAACGCACGAGTCCATAAAGACCTCTGGCGCGACTTCGTAGAGCTTGGTCCGGTAAAATTGGCCATCGCAAAATTTTTCTAGGAGCTTGCCTTTTCTTTGCTGAGAAAAGTCTCCGCCCGAAGTGAGGAATGTGCAGCGGGGCCTATTCTTCGCAATCTTCGCCTGGACCGTATCGCACATCGACTTGATGACGTTGAACGTGACCGGTCTGTGAGATCCCGCTCCTTGTGGCCTTGAGACTCCAACCAGATTCAGCGACGGAGTATTTTCGTCGTTGTAAGATCTATAGTGCTGGAGGTTGAGGCTCGATATGTGGCCATAATCCCTTTGCATCGCATTCAGCAGATCAAAGACAAAATCATGAGAGTCCTTCTCTCTTGCCTGCCACCAAAAAATTCGTTCTTCCATTTCTATCTCCCCTAGTGATAATTTTCCTGTGCCTCAGCTAAGACACTCGCCATCCTACACGCCTCTGGTTGTCTATCACCAGTTAAGTCTTTCTCTAGTTGTCCGATGTATTGTTGCTCTACCATGCTCCAGTACTCTGGGGTTCCATACTTCGGGCTTACGGTTGGAGCCTTGTAGGTGAAGTGGCGGCATTCCCGCCAAGCATAGAGTGCGGCATCTGAAAGGTGGTTCTCGAATCTGCCATCTTCCTTCAGTCTGCTTTCGTCCCACTGCAAGACATCCCATTCTTCGAGGATCGGGCAGTTGGCTGGGATCATCACTCTATTGGAGAAGAGATCATCATTCATCAGCTCGATAAACGTTGCCTTCTTACTTTTTTCGGCAGCTTGGACAGGGACTCCAAATCGTTGTCTTATTTCCTCTACGATAGACCGTCCTAGTCCGCCGGCATCGGCGACGACTGAGACGAAGTTGAAGTGCTCATTCAGCTCGACAATCTTATGGGCTATTTGGGTAGGGATCATCTTAGATTCTTTGTGGGTCTCCACGACATAGCATTCCGGCATATCCCGACTAAATCCCAAGATAACAAAAGCAGTGGCGTCCGCATAACCCAAATCCACTCCAAGCACATATTCCCAATCTGCTGAATCATCGGGTGCCTCCATATAAATGTTCTCATCTGTATATTTATATATTAGCGAGTCGAATGACTTCACCCACTTACCGCACCACTCTCTCTGGAAGACCGGATTATCTTCGGTCCAGTTCCTCTTCTGGAGCTTCTTCTCTAAGAACTCTGCGGCGTGGGGAATGTAGGGGTTCTCTCTTACTGTCCATTTGTGGACGGAGTATTCGTATTTTGGATTAGTCGTAGCATCGTAGAAATACCCAGAGCATCTTGCGTTGGGAGTCCCGGTCAGCATTAGGGTTCCGTTGTAGTCAATTAGGGCCGGTTCTATAACCTCTTCAATAAGGCCAGTCAGGAAGGGTCCATAACTCGCGGCTTCATCGATGATAACCAGTGGGTAGCCAGATCCCCGTAGCTTATCGACATCAGCTTCGTCGTTGGCTCCGTTCAGGATAATCTGAGATCCATTCTTCATGGTGGCAATCAGCTCAACGTTATTGAACTTCATCCCTATGTGGTACTGCCGGTTCGCTTGCTTGAGGAGGCTCCACATCAACCGCTTGGCAACCTGCCTGGTGATGGCGATGTAGGCTACGATGGAGTTCGGGTTCTTGAACGCCTCTTCGATCATATAGTAGCAGCAGGTGTGAGTCTTACCTGCTCGACGGGAACAAAGCGCGGCTTTGAACTTCGAGTCGTCGTCAATCAGTGCGAGTTGCTTGTTGAACAAATCTTTGCGCCAAGGATAGGTCCGGTTTCCCGCGACGGCATCCTCTGGTGGCTTCAGTCCACCATGGCGTTTGATGAGTTCACCGAGTACGGCTCGCCCATCAAGTATTTGTTTCTTTTTAGCCAACCGCCTCTCTCACTTTAGACAACCGCTTCGACCACCGGACTTGGTTTCACCACAATCTTACTACGTTTTCTTCTGCGCACAACTAGGCTTTTCACTTCATCGTCAGCTTGCATGTGGCTGATCGAGGTAAGAGGGATGATGAACTGTCCCTTGCCTGTAGTCACTGTGACCATCCGCATCTCTTCATTGTATTCAATCAAGAAATCTTCCTGGCCACGAATGTTGTTGCTGAACGAGGTATGGCCACCGATGGACCGGGCGTCAGACGTCAATATCACCATTTTGAGTTTCATATAAATTCTCCAGGTCGACAAGACCGTTATGCATCTGCAAGTGCGGCACATACATTATGTTGTGTTTGGGCTTAAGCTCTTTGATTATGTAGGACTTGTGGCTGGCAAGAACAGCTTCGCCTTGTTTGTATTCAAACACCTTCAGCAAAGAGTTGAGCAATCCCCACTTTCTAAACGGGGCTTTTGTATAACAGAAATGGACCACCAGAAATTTTTGGGTCCTACGTGCTGTCAGCCAACTGTAAATATCGTTCTCTGTATCGGCGCTATCTCCGCAGGCAACAACCGTCGTGCTCTCGGCCAGCAATCTTTTGATCACCGTCTTGTGCATCCGAGATATGGCTTTCTTCGGGATGTCTTTGTTTTGCCCCTGGTAACTCTGGACCCAGGACTTATAGATAAACGGGGCATCCGCCTCATACGCTTTCCGGATCCTGACCGGCAATTGCTCGACTACCTGATAAGCGCTATCTTCCACCTTTGTCTCCAAGCTGCTTGGCTAGGACCTCGGCAGCCAAGGTATGAATCTTCTCGTCGTCGAGGGTTTCGAGTTCACTCTGCTCTCTTATATTCATTTCGAGGTTGGCAAGCTTGACCAGGGAATTGGTTAATAGCGCAAAATTCTTTCCGTCCGCAGCATCCAGTCCGCGAGTCTTGGCTTTGCCTCTCAGTCGGTGAAGCTCTTCGTCGATAATCGAGTAGCCGCTACTCATCATGGAATGGAGGGATGGGAGGAGAGAGATCTCTACCTTGGAAAGCTCTTTATTGATCTCGACTTCCTTCGCCTCAATCTCCAAGGATTGCTCCTCTTCGAGACGAATGGTGTCGTAGTTAATCGAAAGTGGGGTCTTCGGTTTCTTACTCAACTTGCCTCCCGGCGGGCATTAGCCAACCTCCCGGCTGACCGAAGCCAAAGCGGGGACCCGAAGGTTCAGAACGAGTCCCCGCAACAACAACAAAAGGTATATCAAGGAATGAAATACTTTCAACTATTGTACTCCCCGCCAGAAGCTGGCGCAAGAAGCTAACCAAGGGAATTTAAAGATGAAGTTCCGTTTTACATAGGGAGATTGGATTCCCAGGAAAGAAGGGGCGAGGTACCCTAACTACCCTAACTACCCTAACCCGGAGAAGGTGAGGGGTTAACCCGAATAATATTTGTCACATGTGACTCATGACTTTTAGGGAAAAAAATATAGGATTACCTTTTATACAAAAGTCTTGGGAATAGTCGTGTGACATATGTGACAGATCATGACGCAGTGTGTCACTTGGTTCTGGGTCTAGTGGGGGTGTTGGTATTATACGCGACCGGGGGTATCCCGGCGGGGGGGGTACCCTACCCTACGATACATGTAGTGTATGGTAGTGCAACGTATGGCAACGTATGGTAGTGCGACATAGGGCAACGTATGGCAACGTAGTGCAGTGCTCTATAGGGCAACGCGGTGCAACGTATGGCAATGCGAAGTAGGGTAGCGTATGGCGACGTATGGCAACTTGGTCGAGACGGAGATCGGCATTACAGTGAGGATTTTATACCACTCCGTTGGTTGGCTTAAGCCAGAGCCAGAGAAACCGACTCTAGGTCGGTCTCTTTGTTCGGGTTGATTGTCTATTTAATGGCGGCTAGGAACGCTCTCTCCTTTGCGAGAAACTCATCGGCTTCTTTGACCCATGCTCGGTGTTCTTGCCGTTCGTCCAACCATTTAAGGTTTTCAGACGCTCTCCATGAATCCATTTCCCGTTTCTGGTGAATCTCTGAAACCGCTAAAGCAATCAATAGAATAGCAGGAACACCTAGAATAATTGTCTCAAACATATAAACCTTCTTTGTTGTCTAAGCATCAGCGCTTACCTATTAGTATCACAATTGGCGCCTTCGTCAACTATAAAGATGTTATTAATCCCTTTTTTGCGCTTTTATTGAGTTTTTCGGGAGTTTTTTGGCTTACCAACGGAAAAATAGGGTTAGAATCGAGTTTTTGAGCGTAGTCCTGTTTGTAACAAAACCGAGATATATCTGTAACTCGCTCTAACCTTACCCGTGCGACGTCTCGCATTCTTATCTTGTGATATAAGAGCTCTCGCTGTCAACAGTCTCGAGGATCTTAGGAACCGCCTCTAGTGTCGAGAGTATCGAGGATCCTAGCATCGAGGATCCTAGTCTCGAGAGTCTCGAGGATCTCAACCAGCATGCAGGTTTCGCTAATATCATGCCAGTCTAGTCTAGTTTCAAACTAACTAGCATGCTCTATTTCCAAGTCATTTCAAGCACTTAAGCCAAAATCAGGCTAGTAGGCTAGTTTTGGGGGGGCCACACTTTCTATAGAGGTAATATCAGAAGATAGAAGTCTTAAGGGTTAAACTATCCAACTAGCATGCAATCCCTCTATGCCACTGTTTTTGTTTAGCTTTTCACCTAAAAAACTCGCCTGCCAACTCGCCTGTACTAGCATGAATTACGGTTGAACTAGCCTGTTTAGCTTCTTTGTTCTTTTTTTCTTTCAAGGGGCAACATTCATGCTTGACGACAACGCCAACTTCCATTAGACTATCAATGTGAGCAATTGGCGCTCTCGACAACAAGGAAGGTTCAAGCATGAAAGCAACAGGTTGGTGTTTGTCTATTAAATCGGTTCGTAGTGATTACCATTGGCGGGCATTGGAAGGTATTGACCAGTTGTCTTTTACCTTCAAGGGCGAACGGTATTCATTGAACGATTTTGAGTTTTTCGAAGGGTCGAGCTTAGGTTCATGGGAACGGTTTTATTCGTTCTCTGCTTTTGATGGTTTGGTTGTCAAGGTTAGCTATTTGGACAACAAGCAAAAAATCAAGGTTGGACATTATAAAGCATAGGTTAAGACCTAGAAACCGCTAATCCATATCAACCAACCTAGGCCGCTATACGCGGCCTTTGTTGGTAGCAGGCAGTCAAACCTGCTCAACAACAAGAGGTTCAACATGTATCAGTCAATTGAAACAAAGTATTTCGGCCCAACTAATTTCAAAGGCACTCGCATCCAAGCCAAAGCTTGCGCAGGCACAATCTACCATAATTGGGACCATGCCTTAGGCTCCTACGAAAACCACGAAAGCGCGGCTAAAGCTTTAGCCAGTAAACTAGACTGGGAATATTCCCGGCTTGTAGGTGGCGGCAACGCGGCATCAACCGGCTATAACTTCGTAATGTTGTGCGAATAGCAAACCCTCACCCCCAACAAAGAAAGAAGGTTCACATCATGAAAACCCCAGGTACATACGTTATTTTTGAAAAGCTAAACAGGAAGTGGGTAGCACAGCTATATCGCAATGATGTCTGTGTCTCGTGGCAGACAGTAGGGACACGTCAGAACGTTGACACGATAATAAGGGAGCAATTAATCCCCAACTCAATACCAGCGACCATCCAACCCCAATCCCCCAACAAAGAAAGGCTCGCATAATGTCGTTAGGGAAAGTTTTACACGCCAGCAAGAAAACTGGTGGCAGTGACGAATGGGGCACACCGCAACGAATCTTTGACAAACTGAATGAGGAATTTAGTTTTAGTCTTGATGCCTGTGCTTCTGAATGGAATGCCAAGTGCCCCAGATATTACACTGAAGATGACGACGGGTTGACGCTCCCTTGGGAGACATGGACTTGGTGCAATCCCCCATATTCCAACATTGTGGACTGGTATGCAAAGGCAGCAAGGGAAGCAACTCTAGGCAATTCCTCGGTGGTCTTAACATTTGCACGGACCGACACAAAAGCCTTTCATGAGTATGCGGCCCGAGCAAGTGCGATGATCTTCTTGCGCGGTAGAATTAAATTCATAGACCCGGCCACGAGAGAGCCGGGGAATGCCGCACCAGCCCCGTCGGTTCTGGTTTTCTTCGATGCGAACAATCTCGGGCTTCGGTGCAAAGTTGATTTCGATAAACTCTAGATAAAGAAACACAAACAACAAAAGGAAAAACAACATGACAATGATCTGGCTAGACGACGTGGGGACATCATCCCAAGTAACAATCACCATCGGCAAACAAAGTAAGGATTTTTTGCTGCGAGACCTAGATGAGATCGGTGATTTTATCTTATCCGCGACTAACTATGATGCCGATCTCGGGTACCGGATCGCAGATCTAATAGATAAAGGAGACTCCGAAGGGGAGATCCTCATTTATAACGACAACGACGAGCCGATACATGTAGACGGTAAGCCGATTACATTGGGTCACTGGACACTAGAAGAAGTGGATGTTGACGAATGTAATTGCTCCGATCCCCAATGTGGATGTGACGGCCCCAAAAGGCTAACGCGAGAGTTTATGTGAAAATCACCCCCCAACAGAGAGGCCCCCGATGTTAACAGATAACTATATGTCGATGCTCGGAAGAGATCGCAAAAAACATTACGATACGACCTCCGGCCCAGAGATAGAAGGCGAGCACCCAGTTCCTGGCCTGTTTGCTTTAGTGCCTGCCGTAAAAAATCACCATAAATGGTGGCGAATTAAGTACATGTTTCAAGGAAAAGAAGGGCAGCTATCACTTGGTGTCTGGCCCATTATTAATTGCACCGAGGCGCGGCGCCGAGCAATGGAAATCCGGACCATGGTTGCAATGGGCATTGACCCGAGCGCCGAAAGAAAACGACGCAAACACAAGCAATAGACTTGACTCAGGGGCCAACTGACACTAAAGTAATATTGGCTACTACAACAACACCCCCCCGTTCATACGGGGACAACAAAAGGTTCAATCATTATGTTTAACAGAGCACAAGACTCGTTCCCTCTAGAAACCGCAAAGCTGACATTCCGTGAGGCCCTGGCGGAGATGGCAATCCAAGGCCTCACCCCTGACGAGATACGGACCGAATTTGATTCGGCAATATCCCGTGAGTTTGGGCCCCCAACTCCCCCAACTCCCC